GCCATTAGTATTTCCCATCCGCACTTGCGCGGTAGCGTATGCCGCCAAGCCGCCAGAATGTGCCTACGTCATTAGATGATACGTTGATTGCTATCAAACGTGCCCGAATACGGGTGGAAATATATTCAGTTTGTTGCGTCATAAGATACGGCCCGTAAACAATTGGGGTATCCCCCGGATAATTAGTCCCATAAAATGTCATTTGAACGGTTGCATTTGGGTTACCGCTATACGTTCCCCATTTCATGTCTGGCCAAACTTGGTCAACAAACATGATGTTGTCCGCATCAGCTATTTCAAAATAACCCGTTTGGAATGAAGAGTTCATCGCGACCGCCTGAGTGCCGGATGCAGCATCGTTTCCTATTTCATGCTGGTATAAATAATTATCAGTCCCAGCACCAATGGGAGGCCCAAGCACAGATTGATCAATCCAAGCAGTACGGCCAAGAGAACCGTAGTCCCATTGGTTGATTGACATGTTAAATTTGACATAAGAATCATTTTCCCCGTTCGTGCTATTAACGGATGGGTAATACCAAGTTATTTCATTAAATTGGCTATTAACCGCGCAACGAATATGTTGGGTGTACGGTACGCCATTAGCATCGCTTCCCGTATTAAGGTTTTGAAAAAGAACGTCCCAAACAGGGCAAGGCATTGGTTGGGGACCTTGGCCAGCATTCATAAAGAACTGCTTTTGAGACATCCAATAGATAGTGTTGTTTAATTGACCAACACACTTGCGGGAAATAGCGCCGCAATTTGCACCGATCTTGTTAAACCCATAAACCAGAGGCGCACCAATATACTGCATGGACCATAAGTCCAAATCAGTCCAAATTAAACCTTGTTGTGCCGCCTGAACGCAAGTTACAATTTTGGAACCCGTAGGTATGCGGAAAGAACCCGCTTGGTTTTGGGCGGTTCCTATCCACGTCGTAAAATCGGAAACATCAGACCAGCGAATCAAAAGAGGGTCTTGTTGAAGCGTAAATGAACTACCCCACGCAACAACTTGACGCTGTGGCATAGCGATAAATATTCCATCATTGACCAGCGGAACTTGCGAACCAAGCAATTGCGCGTTCAAAAACGAACCATTAGGCTGCCAATAATAAATAGCGCCGCCAGCAGGGCAAGCAACCAAATCCTGACCGAAATTGTCCAAAGACCAATCTTCAGCCGTAATTGGCGACCCCGGTAAAGAAGAAGAGAACGAAACGCCTACACCAAATCCACCAAATCCATAACTTCCCGTACCTGTTATTGATGTAGATGATACGGTTTGGCTGATGCTTACCGTATAAGTTCCAGCGCCGCCTCTGCCCGTTCCGTAAGCGGTGACAACCGTGTTAGACGCAATACCTGATCCCGTAATTGTCATTCCAACAGATAATGGAACACCTGAGGCGAATGATGCGACCGTTAAAAGTGTTCCAGAAATAGAGCCATTTACAAAAGACTGGCTAACAACACCAAACCCAGAACCTTGGATTTGAGGGTTTCCCGTAACATAATAATTAATGTTTACGTTTCCCGCATTAATTGAAACGGGGCCAGTTGTAGATGTTGCTGTGGTTCCAGAATTAAACGTGAAGTTATTTGCATCAGTAACGGATAAAACCGTATAAAGTCCAAATAAATTTATTCCACCTACGCTGGTTGAAACGCCAATATAAAACGATGTTCCAATGCTATATCCATGATTAGGAAAATTGCATGAGACAACTTGAGATCCAGATCCGGATGTAAACGCATAAACAGACCCGCCATTTGATACGTTGGAAGTAGCGGCAGAACCTGCTGTTATCGTATAGGATGAACTGGATACAAAAGTTGTATTATATGGACCTGTTAAGACAATTCCCCCGACAGACACAGGGGTAACAAATTCCACATAATCTAAATTAGACGTAGTGATGTTAGAGTCACTAACGGTTACTGTGGAAGAACCTGCGGAAGTTGTATAATTTGGCGCTGGATTATCCGTGTAAATATACGGCGTAATATTGGATAAGCTGCCATTGGTTAAAACATCCAATTCGTTTGTCGCGCCAATTGCAAGATGGTTTACCGCATCTAAATCCGCAAACCCTTTTAAGGCCCTTACGGTAGATTGAATTGGGGAGTTATAATATGCAACCCAACCGCCCAGTTTTTGGGGCAAGCCAAAATTATTGCGGTCTGGAAGAAACCGAATCAAATTGGTCTGTGATAACGCCGCTTCATTTAGAACTGGCGTTACAATTAAATCCGTTCCCGGAATCAGTTTGAGCGTACTACGTGCCATAGGTTACCCCCTTGGCGGTGTAGCAATAGGTGAAGGCGATTGCGATCCCCAAGCTGAGGATTGAAATTTTTTCCTATACTCCTCTACCATCGCACCTTTAAGGAGCGTCTGATACTGCTGCTCCCAATTCACAGGCATTTGTTGGTCAGCGCCCGTTGATGAAAAATTGCGTTGATAACCGCCAATGTAAATCATAGATGCCGCAATTAACATATCCGGCAAATAAGTTGAGATAAAATTGGCATTGTTTCCGTTGGCCGCATAACCAATGGATGTTGGGTTTCCATAAAGGCCGCCCAACGTAATTTGGATAACGGTTGAGTTAACTACTGAAACTGCATACGAACCATTGTACGATAAAGGGCTGAAGTTGCCCAAATAAACGGTATTTCCTGTCGTTAACCCATGAGCGGAAGAAAACGTAATCGTTGCTTGTGTATTGATTGTGTTTACAGAAGCAATGCTTGGCAGTCCACCCAACGGGTTGGAATGCACTGTTCCCGTTAAAGTTAATGAATAAGATGCGTTAGGATACGGCCCAAGGAGAATGTACTGGCTTGTATTTCCAGTCGTGGCCGAATCACCGCCATACACAGCAAAGACACTTGGAACTCCCAAACTGGCAACACTATTATATACAGATTGGATATATTCCTTCGCCACAGGGGTCAATGGATAGTTTACGCCATTGTTATTTACCTGAATCGTCTGCAACGTAATGAACGCTGCCGTAGGTATAGTGACCAGATTGTTGCCGGAGGTGGTGGTGTACGATGTTGAGTCGTACACCTGTGTTGACAGGAAATCTATGTCCCGTTGCATACGCAATTGGGCATAATTAATTGCCTGAGGTAAAATGATCAAAAAGTTAGGATCAGTCGTGGGGACAACTGCCAGAGTAGAAATCTGAGACAAATAATCCGTATAGTTCACGACTGCCTACTTTCATTACTGAGCGGGCGTATCCACAGGAGCGGGAGCAGATGATGCGGTTTCAGCCGCATTAATCTGAGGCTGTGCTTGGGTTTTAATATTTTCGTACACCGCAATGCCCGCCTCAAGAGGTAGCTTTCCAAGACCAGCAAGTACGACATTAATTTCAGAAACCGTTAAGCTAAGGTTCAATTTCAAATTTTCCATTTTTATCTCCTATATAATTGTCCAAGTAGACGGTGAATTAACAACTATTGTAACTCCAGCATCAATCGTAATAGGCCCCGCCGTCATGGCGTTTTGATTTGATGGTATTGTATAATTAGCGGTAACTTCTTGATTGTTCAAATAAAATATTCCGTTTGCCGCCCCGGCGGTAGATGTTAGCCCGTCGTTGGCGTAAAATATATTTGTTCCATCAGAATATACGGTTACGTTAAAACCTTGATTGATTATAACAGCGTTTCCGCCGCCAGCCGATGCTGCTGTAATATAATACGCGCCAATGGTCTGATTGGAAACAATCCAAAATCCGCCCTCTGATGGGAATGTTATTGTAATGTTGGTAGAAATAGTACCCGTAAGCAAAATACGCATATTTTGGCATTGGGTAGATGTAAGGGTAACATTTGTATTCGTCAAAGCAACTGAGGCGGTGGAGCCTAAGGCCGCATCCAAAATATCAGCATTCGCGTTTAGTGGGATATCCCACGTTGGCGATGTCTGATTATATGTTGGCTTGTTTAACTGCTTATTACTGGTGGTAGCCATTATTTATCCACCTTCTGTTCAAGTCTATCAAATATCTTTGTCAGCATGGCCTCAATCCGGTTTAAGTGGGACGTAAGATCGTCTTTGCTGACGTATTTTGTTGGCAGATCAACCCGTATGTCATTGATCATTTGGCGGTCACGTTTTTGCTCATTGACGATTTGAGTATAGAAATACCCTACCGCAGCAAACCCCGCCGTAATGATGATGTTAACGATTTGCTGCCAGTCTAAGGTCATGGGTGCGCGGCCTTATATGCGTCAAAATCGGCTTTAAGTTCCTGAATGGCTTTTATAAGCATTGGAACAAATACGCTGTATTTTACTGATTTTGTTGTTGTTTCCAACAATTTTCCATCCTGATCACGGTCTTTTATCTCTTCTACGATTGAAGGAAAAACTATTTCCAATTCTTGTGCAATGACACCAATTTGTTTAATTTTGTCTGGGTCATTTTTAAGAGTGTAATTACGTATCTGAACCTTCATCAAATCATCAAGTTTTGAAGTTGCATCAACGATGTTATCTTTTAAAGAAACATCAGAAAAGGCTCCATAACTATTGTTTGAGTTTTGTACGTTTCCATTTCCAAGAACTTGAAAATTAGCGACACTATTACCGCTTGTTGTTGCATAAAAATGCACAAAATTTGTAGATGCCGCTGCGGAATAATTTGACCAGATTGTATTTGCTGTAGGAGAAGCGGTTGTGTTATTCACTATAAACGCACTATTATTATTTGGTTGAGCCACCAAAAGTTTAACGCCGCCATAATTTGAAGTTGACCCCACCAGCAGATTGCCGGAGGTGTCGATACGCATACGTTCAGCGGCAGCGGTCGCATCATAAAATGAAAATGAATTGCTACCAAACGTTCCAACTTTCCAGTTGTACGCAGACGTTTGAGCATTTTGATATTGGATATAGGAATAATTGTTGGATGTTGTGCCGTTTCCAGACGATACCAAAATTGATGAACCAGCCGTTGTGCTATTTGAACGTACTGATAACTGATCT